TTATTATTTGATTATTTATTGTATGTTCCTGTGCAGGAACGGGGGGTTCCTGTGCAGGAACGGGGGGTTCCTGTGCAGGAACGGGGGGTTCCTGTGCAGGAACGGGGGGTTCCTGTGCAGGAACGGAGCTTGGGGCATTAGATTTCTTTGTTTTGACAACCTCAGACCTGAATGCGGTCACAGATAAATAGAAATCAGTTAGCTTCATAAAAACCCGACTATCTTCATCATGAAGAACAGAAAGCAAGTTTAAATTAACCAACTTTTTCACACGATTAGACACTGAGTTCTTAGCGTTCAGGCCTAACATTGGCATTTCATCCATTAAATGCGCATAGTTAAGCCAAACGTGATCATTCATCCTATGCGCCCGCCCATGCAACTGCCAATCCGAGACATATTCAAGCAGCGCCCAATCAATAAAATCAGTGCTTTTATGCAGGCCAGCATCAACAATGCCAGCCTGATTGATAAAGATTGTATATTTCACAAATCACCAAACTTTTTCTTAAGAACCCCATCCCGCTCATCAAATTCAACATCAACGGTAATAATCATCACCACCCCCATCAAAAGTACGGAACCGCGTCAGCGCCGCATCAAACAACAGTTTGACCGTGCCCAGCGCACCATTACGCTGTTTACCAACAATAATTTCAGCCACACCCTTATCTATTGAGTCCGGGTTATAAACATCATCGCGATAGATAAACAGCACCAAATCAGCATCTTGCTCAATGCTGCCGGAGCCGCGTAAATCAGACAACACAGGGCGCTTGTTCGGTCTACTGTCAAGATTTCGGTTAAGTTGAGATAGTAAAAGTACCGGCACATCAAAATCCATAGCTAACCGCTTTAGATTTCTAGTAATTTCAGTAAATTTGATCGTATCATTATCTTTATGATCAATATCCGACGACATTAATTGCAAATAATCGATCACAATCAAGCCGATGTCATCGCCGACCTCAGCTTTAATTTCAGAATTTAACTTCATGCAACGCGACCGAATATCCCCAGCCGTCAGCGCTGCCGAAGCATCAACGTATAGCGATAAATCCCTGATCTTAATAATGCCAGCTGACAATTTAGGCCAGTCATTTTCTCCAACACGCCAGCCCTCACGAATCAGCTTTAACGGCAGATTGGACGCAGTGGACAATAGTCTCTGCCCCAACTGCACCCCTTTCATTTCCATACTAAATACTGCCACCGTCTTACCGGATATTGCAGCAGTCTCAGCAATATTCATCGCCAGCGACGTTTTACCCATAGATGGCCTACCGGCCACCACAACTAAATCACCGCCATTAAATCCGCTAGTTAAATCATCTAGGGGCAAAAATCCGCTAGATACCCCAAAAACACCGTCTTCCGGTCGCTCCATCGTTGAATCAATCTCGTCCATCACATCAGCCAAAATATCCTTAATGATTGAAAAACCCTCATTCCCGAACGTTGTCTGCTGAGCCAGATTGAAAATCAACGTCTCAGCCTTGCTAATCACTACCTTAGCATCCGCATCCGGCGCAAACGCCATCTCGCGGATCATCCCAGATACCATAATCAGCTGCCGCAATGCCGACTTGTCGCGCACAATCCCCGCATAATGTCCAACATTTGCCGCGCTGGGCGTATCTTTAGCCATCACGCCCAAATAGAAAAGCCCGCCGGTTTGCTCTTCATATCCTTTGCTTTTCAGCAGCTCGTAAACCGTAATCACATCAACCGGCTCACCCATCCCATGAAGCAAAGCAATTGCTTTAAAAATCAAATGATGATCGCGCCGATAAAAATCCCCGGCTGTGACTATGCCCTGCACCTTGGCCCAGGCCGTAACCGGATCAAGCATTAGACCGCCGATAACTCCCTGTTCGGCAGATATGGAATAGGGAGGAACCGCCGCCTCGGCTAATTGATCATTAAGGGCGCTCATTGCTTACCCCGCTTAATAGCCGCATCCTGGCAATCCATCAATTTGGTGATGCAGGCGGAACTTAACGCCGACAGCATTTGCGGGGTGGATGGTACATATTCCCGGATGACTGTTGCCACGGAAACCGGGTCATTTGGGTCGATGATGCAGCAGCCGAACGGCACGACCTGTTGCGTGGTGAGTCCGCCGGAAATATTGGTCAAGATTTTTATACGGAAGGATTGTATCGGGTCGGGCTTGGGCAACTGTTCGGAATTTCCGAGTGGTTGGTTTTGCAGGGCATCGTAAGCGCGGATGACCTTGAGACTGAACGAGGCACTGATCCACATCGCGTAGGATATAGCCAGCTCTTTGACTGCAAAGCTGCCAACGCCTTTCTTTTGGTCAATTGCTCGAATATGAGCAATTGTCAAGTTCGCCATCACACTCGGTAATCCGCGCACGGCGTCAAGCACCAATCAATCAGCTCATCAGATCCCTTAATAAACCGATCGACCGCACGATTAACCGCGTACAACAAATCATCACTACTGCCATTATTGTCGATCACCACATCCTTAGCGCCGACCGCAATACCAATTTCACTGGCATGGGATAGTCCGTAATCAGCCTGCCGGTTCCGCTGCAAATGGATAATCAAACCGCCCCGCTCACGAATCATCGCCGCCTCATCCTCAAAGCGCACATCATCAAAGACCGCATTATCAGGATCCATGTCGATTTGAAGGCTTGCAGACCTCACCCATAACTCGCGGGAAATCATATTACGGCCCCAGTCCGTGCCCAGCGTTTGCAGCAGATGCCGCACGGAGACACCAAGATCCGGCACAATCAAACTTTTATGCGCCAGATAGAAATCGACCGACCACCGGCCATACTCAAACCCGCACATCAGCAACGCGGACACCATCTCTTTCAGCGGGTGCGCAAACGAAAATACTTGAAAATCACCGCGCTCAGCCAGCATTTTTGCCGCTGTCGATTTACCCGACTGCATCCGCCCCGTAAAACCAATCAAAACCGTCATAATCCAACCCCATTCTCATAATTAATCACCAGCGCCCGCAACTGCTCAAGCTCGTCCGCGCATTTGCCCCGCTCATATTGTTTAATCAATTTCTTTTCGGTCTGCCTAAGCACCAGCAGACTGGCCTCGTGCGCCGCAATCTCCTTGCCGATTGACGTCAACAGCGCCACCCGGCCCTTTTGTTCCGGCGATCGATTAACCCTAGTCATCACCAATCTCCAAAGCGATCATCAAAAGCGCTATCGATAAATTCCAGCGCATCAGCATAAATAGCCTTACCCAATAATACCGCTAAAAATCCCAGCCAAACCAGCGCCCCGCCAGCCGCGCACAACGCACAAAGGACGGGCTTCAATAGCCTCATCACCCGCTATTTAATAAAATCAATATCAGGAATATCTTTTCTTAATTCCGCGTAACTCAACTGGAGTTTTGCCGAATTGATTACTTTGCCAACAATATTTGCCGCCTCTCGAGCATGATCAAATGGAATGACCCCATTTCTTAACCCCGCGTAAACATCCAATAAATCAATTCTTAATTCGGTGATAGTGGTCGGTGTTTTAATTATTGACATTTCTTAACTCCCTAATGATTAAAAGATGCGCTCGTTTTAGCGCTATTAATTCCTGCGGTATTGCTGATCTTTTGATGTTGGTGCCTCTAACTAATGAATGGATCATTAGCCCATCAGGTAATTTTTCGCGATATGCCTTTTTCTGCACCAAAACCTTTTCCTTATTGGCTTCGCGATATGCCTTTTTCTTCGCCGAAAACTTTTCCTTATTGGCTTCGCGATATGCCTTTTCCTTCGCCGAAAGCTTTTCCTTGTTGGCTTCGCGATATGCCTTTTTCTTCGCCGAAACCTTTTCCTTGTTGGCTTCGCGATATGCCTTTTGCTTCGCCGAAAACTTTTCCTTGTTGGCTTCGCGATATGCCTTTTTCTTCGCCAAAAACTTTTCCTTGTTGGCCTCGTAATTTGCCTTGTGCTTCGCCGAAAGCTTTTCCTTGTTGGCTTCGTAATTTGCCTTGTGCCACGCCGAAAGCTTTTCCTTGTTGGCTTCGCGATATGCCTTTTGCTTCGCCGAAAGCTTTTCCTTGTTGGCTTCGCGATATGCCTTTTGCTTCGCCGAAAACTTTTCCTTGTTGGCTTCGTGATATGCCTTTTTCTTCGCCGAAACCTTTTCCCTGTTGGCTTCGCGATATGCCTTATCCTGCGCCAAAACCTTTTCCTTATTGGCTTCGCGATATGCCTTATCCTGCGCCAAAACCTTTTCCTTATTGGCTTCGCGATATGCCTTATTCCTCGCCGAAAACTTTTCCTTATTGGCTTCGCGATATGCCTTATTCCTCGCCGAAAGCTTTTCCTTGTTGGCTTCGCGATATGCCTTTTGCTTCGCCGAAAACTTTTCCTTGTTGGCTTCGTGATATGCCTTTTTCTTCGCCGAAACCTTTTCCCTGTTGGCTTCGCGATATGCCTTATCCTGCGCCAAAACCTTTTCCTTATTGGCTTCGCGATATGCCTTATCCTGCGCCAAAACCTTTTCCTTATTGGCTTCGCGATATGCCTTATTCTTCGCCGAA